GACTTCTCGTACCGAACTTGCCTGGATTAAAAGATGCGTCGACCTTACAGAAGAAACTTGGTTCAACGCCGGAACTGAAGTTAGAGACGCCATCATTCACGGAATCAAATCCGGTGACATCTGGCTTAACAAAATAAAGGAGGACAAAAATGGGAACCGTATCTATGGAAACGTCTGTCTTGAGATATACCTGCGATCACGAGGAACGTGCCTCTTACAGCACGTCAATCTCGGTGCCTGTAAGATCTCCGACATATCAACGGCTTACAGTCAGGGTATGTCCGAGCTGTGCCATCTTCATGTCCGAACAGGCGTTGGAGGGACTGGAGAATACCTTCCAAGTGAAACGGACCGGCAAGTCGGACTTGGATGCCTTGGACTCGCGAATCTCCTCAGAAGATATCAAGTCACCTACAGTGAATTCGGAGATGCTTTAGAGAAAGTAAACAACGGATATAGAGATGCTGAAACAAAAGCTGGAGAGATTGCGCTTGCACTGTTCCGTGGTATTTACTCGGCTGAGCTTGTCGCAAAATCTCACAGTATGGAGCAAGCCTTCACTATTGCTCCTACTGCTAGTTGTTCTTATCGTAGCGAAGATTTAGATGGGTATACTTGTACCCCAGAAATAGCACCGCCTATAGCACGCTCTGTTGATAGAGATAGTGGTACATTCGGTGTACAAACTTATGAATATGGCGATGTTGAAATCGCAAGTGAAGTTGGTTGGGATGCTTACAAAAAGGTCGCCGATCAACTGATGATAATGTTAAATAATACAGGACTTCTTCATGGCTACAGCTTCAACTCTTGGAGTGATGTTGTAGAATACGACAATGCGTTCGTGCAAGAGTGGTTGGATTCACCTCAAACCTCCTTATACTACAGCCTCCAAGTAATGGGTGACGTGCAAGATAAGACCGATGCGTATGCAGCATTAGATCAGAGTGACGTTGACGAATACTTGGAGGGGATTATTAAAGAACCCCTTACATGTGATTGTCAAGAATGAGAAAAACACCATACCAAAAATTAATTGAAAGGCGTCGTACTTGGACGCCTGTTCAAACCACCGCAGGAGAATTAAAACATGGAGCAGAGGAGGCCATCTACCGTGCTCTCGCAATACGTCATATGGAGTTACCAGTTGGCGAATTTATTCAAGAAGCACTTAAGAAAGAAGTTCCCGAACACTCTAGGGAGTTATTAGAACTTAACGCTAAGGATGAACTTAAACATGACAAAGCTTTGGGATACATTGCTAACGCTCTTGGGACTGACCCAACCGCCGAAGCCGAAGCCCTCCGTTTACGCGATGCGTGGGAGGCACATCCCGACCACACAATTGTTAAAGCGGTGGTAGCGGAGCGTGCAATATTTTTCGTACTTCTTCCCTTCTTTCGTTTTAATGGCGATGCTGGTCTTAGGACTGTCAGCGCCGACATCAGTCGAGACGAACAAATACACGTGGCCACTAATAGCCTTGTATGTCGTGAGTTGGGCTTATCTCATAGTCAATCTTTGGATAAACTTAGGAAGGCCACCATTAATTGGATTCTTCAACCCTTAGGTACAAATACCTATGATAAGTATTTAGACAAAAAATTCTGGCTAGATACCAGTGATAACCTAATGTATCAGGGTAAAGCTCCTGAACTTGTTGCCACTAAGTCTGCTAGAATGCCAGCTTTCTTTGAACATGCAAACACAAATCTCCCATCCTACGCTTGAAGCTTTACTTGGACCTGATCTTAAGTATATACTTCAAGAATTAGAAACAAATTTCCCACCACATAATCCACATCCTAAAGAGGAACTATCAAGTATAATGTATAAATCAGGTCAACGCTCTGTTGTTGAGTGGCTTAAAAATAGAATAGAGGATAACCATGAGTAATAACAATTTACCTATTGATCGATGGTGGTCAGAAATAGCCAAAGACAAAGAAGGAGGAGGGTATGGAAATAAAGGAGACTTCGGTGGTGCTGATTGGATAAAATGGCTAGAGTACGCTAGAAACAAACCAGGCGGTACACAACAAGGCTATACAGATTTCATGGACTGGTATGGAAGAGGTGAAGGTAGAAAGGCTATGTGGAAAGATAATAGAGAAAGTTCAGGCGGTCTGTATGATAAAATTAAGAATGTTAAAGATGAGCCTTCTGCTTACTTTGGTGATTGGAAAGCTAATCCTAACGCAGGGACTCAGATACAAGGCGATGACCGCATGACATTTTATGCCGCTGGTGGCAAGCCTTGGGATTTTTATAATTACTTAAATCAAAACCAAGGTCAATTACAGGGTGGTGATGTTAGAGGAGCAGAAGGCGGTCTTTATGACACTACTAGAAGTAGAGCTTGGGATGCCTATACTGGCGGTGGCACCATACCACAAGGTACATATAGGATACCACAGGCACTTCAAGCTCGAGCCAATCAAACCGGTAAAATGTCTGACGAAGATGCTACCTATGCTTACGTGGCAGCTACAGGAAGAGGCCCTAAAGGGTACATGAGAGACTGGTGGTCACCAGGTGACTATAAAGGTAGGCCATCATGGGATAGAGGAACCAAAAGAAAAGGAGGCATAAGATTAAGACTTCCAAATGCAGAGAAGTACTATAACCAAGGCGTTGAAGATGTCAAAAGGCAGCTTGGTACTGATTATGAATGGGACCATATTGGAGAGGGTTATGATGGGGTACATATAACCCCTTATAACCCCGGTGAAAATATCGGTCAAGGTTGGAAAACGCTTATGGGTACTGGAGAAGGTACGTGGGGTGAAGGCCAAATACCTTTGGATATTCATAGCAACCCTCTAATACCTTTGATTGATCAGCGTGCAGGTAGAACGCAAGGTTCTAATTGGCTTAAATACAAAGGTCGTGACCCTCATGGACGTATTGGTAGTATAAGTTATGATTGGTATAATAGAGACGCCGACCCAGATAAGTTAGATCAATGGAGGTTTGAATCAGGCCTTGATAGGGATGCTACTATTTCTACTAAAGCACAGATAGATTCATGGCTCGATTTCAATAAAAATACCGGAACATGGGTTCCACCAACTGATTACGGTCAACAAGGTGGATCTACATATGGGAATGGTACTTTACCTGTTGATGGTGAGGTAGTAGGTGGAGTTAAAACAGGCGACGATATAGATTGGAATAAATTGATCGAAGGTATAAGCAAGACAGAGCCGATTACAGTAAATGTAGAGACCCCAGAGACAAAAGCAGCTGGAATGTCACTTGCTGGTTCAAGTGCATTGTATGGCACATCTGCTACAGGAGTAAGACCAGAGCGTTCTAAGAAGTATAAGACCGGTGCAGCTAAAAAAGGTACTCAACAATTAAGTAGAAAGCAATTAAAAATTCAAGGAATTAATATCTAATGACTGCTAAATCTAGGTATGATTATTTATCAAGTGATCGTTCAGAATTTCTCAGCTCAGCAGAATCGGCAGCACGTCTGACTCTTCCGTATTTAATACGTCAAGATGATGATATCTCAAGAGGTGCACGTACCCTACCTACACCATGGCAAAGCGTTGGCGCAAAGGGGGTAGTAACTCTAGCATCAAAATTGATGTTAGCTCTACTACCTCCTCAAACCAGCTTCTTTAAATTACAGGTAGATGAAACACAACTTGGAGAATTAGGTTCTAATCCACAAGTTAAATCTGAATTAGATTTATCTTTTGCTAAAATAGAGAGGACTATTATGGAAGCTATTGCAGCTTCTGATGATAGAGTTGTAGTACACCAAGCTTTACAACACTTAGTTGTAGCTGGTAATGCTCTAATCTTTATGAGTAAAAAAGGACTTAAGATGTTCCCTATGAATCGCTATGTTGTAGAAAGAGATGGCAACGGTAATGTGATAGAATTAGTCACCAAAGAACGAATTAACAAAAAATTATTACAAAAAAATTTTCCAGAATACGCGGCTCAGCAATCTACGGATGTGAACCCACCTGGAGAAGATGGTACCAGCCACGATAGAAACGAATGTGATGTGTACACACATGTCAAGAGAGAAAACAACAGGGTTATATGGCATCAGGAAGTATACGATAAAATCGTACCTGGTTCTATAGGTAAAGCACCTTTAGATACTAATCCCTGGTTAGCTCTTCGTTTTAATAATGTTGATGGTGAAGTATGGGGTCGAGGTAGAGTTGAACAATTCATGGGTGATCTTAGATCCTTAGAAGGTTTATCTCAAGCTCTCGTAGAAGGCTCAGCAGCTGCAGCTAAGGTTGTGTTTGTTGTGTCACCAAGTAGTACCACTAAACCACAAACCCTTGCCGCTGCAGGTAATGGAGCTATCGTTCAAGGACGACCCGATGATATCGGTGTGGTACAGGTAGGAAAGACTGCTGATTTTAAAACAGCATATGAAATGTCTCAACAACTTGAAAGAAGATTGTCTGAAGCTTTCCTTATTCTTACTGTAAGACAAAGTGAACGTACCACTGCAGAAGAAGTACGTATGACACAAATGGAATTAGAGCAACAGCTAGGTGGCTTATTTAGTCTGCTAACTGTTGAGTTCTTAGTACCATATTTAAATAGGAAACTTTCTGTCTTTCAAAAATCAGGACAGATACCACGTTTACCAAAGGATGTTGTAAAACCTACTATTGTAGCAGGTGTTAACGCATTAGGTAGAGGACAAGATCGTGAGAGTCTTGCAGCTTATTTAACTACAATCTCACAAACAATGGGACCAGAAGCTATTGCTAGATACATTAATCCAGAGGAAGTTGTTAAGAGATTAGCAGCTGCACAAGGTATTGATGTGTTGAATCTTGTTAAGACTGTACAAGAAGTACAGCAAGAACAGGCTCAACAAGCTCAACAAGCTCAAAGCTTAGAGATGACTAAGGCTATGCCACAGTTAGCTTCAGCACCAATGTTGGATCCCACAAAAAACCCACAATTAATGGAGGAGATTAGTGGCGCAGGTCAAACCCAGCAGACCCCAACGAGTCAGGAAGTCCAAGGTGACCCCACCCCTGAGTAAAGAAGATCAAGAGGTGTTTTCAAAAAAGGAAGAAAAACCTACAACACCTAAAATGAAATATGCTCGCAGAGATCCTGTAGGTACACCCAAACTCGGTTCACCTATTAAAGTCACAACTGTTGGGCTTGGAAACCTAGAAGTAGTAACACACAATGGCAACACTAACATATAATCCTGCTGATCCAGAAGCAGCTGAGTTCACTGAAGAAGAACAAGAAGCTTTAAAAGTAGGAGAATCTTTAGAAGAACAGCAGAACGAATTACTTGCTGGTAAATTTAAAGATGCTGAAGACTTAGAAAAAGGTTACATAGAACTACAAAAGAAATTAGGTGATAATAAACCTGAAGATGTAGAAGAAGAGGTAACAGAAGAGGATGAAACCGATGAACCGGTCGATATACTAGACCGTTTATGGCATGAAGCTGGTTCTAGAAATGTATCTGAAGAAACAGTAAAAGAGTTATTTGAAACTGATCCTAGAGAATTAGCTAAATCATATCTTGATTATCGTAATAATAATCAAAATGGTGGAGCCGCAGAGCTATCTGAAGACAGTATACATAGCCTACAGGGGTCAGTAGGAGGAGAAGAAGCTTATAATGGTATGTTAGAATGGGCTGGACAATCACTCAGGCAAGGTGAAATGGATATGTTTGATGCAGTTATGCAAAGAGGCGATCCTTTATCTTGCTTCTTTGCTATACAAGCTTTAAACTATAGGTACATGGATGCTACAGGAGTGGAAGGAGAAATGCTTACTGGAACAGCAGCACCAAATAAAGCTGATGCATATCGTAGTCAAGCTGAAGTAGTAGAAGCTATGCAAGATCCACGTTATGAAAAAGATCCTGCTTATCGTCAGGATGTTTATGACAAATTAGAACGTTCACCAAACTTACAATATTAAGGAGTATCATTATGGCATATGGAGCACTGGCAGCATCAGAGGCACTAGCATCGAGTAGGTCATTAACCTCGAGAGAGAAGAGAAGGAGAAAGACTAAGGCAAAAAGGGAAAGGGAAAAAGAACAAAACTCAAGTCGTAGAGGTAGGAGGGGAGAACCTGAACTACCTCCAATTGAACTTCCTGTTCAACCTCCTAGGAAAGGTCAAATACCTCCTATAGGTAGACACCCTCGTAGGAGAGCTAGAAGGGCTACCTTGCTTGGACTAGGAGCACCTGGTCCCCAAAGGTTAAATACGGGTTCCAGACCAAGTAGGCGGGATCTTAATAGAATACTTTCAATAGCTGCAGCACAAGCTAGAACTCGTAGAGGTAGATAAATGTCTGATAGTACTACAGCAAGGATTAAAGCAGCTTACAACTCATACTCAAAAGATTTAGGTAGACCTTTAACTCAACCTGAAAAAGATGCTATACGAGCACATGAGTTAAGATATCTGCATGGATTAAGAGGGAAAGTAAAAGAGGCTACTCGTAAAGCTAAATCTAAAAAGAATTAATTATGTCTATCATCTACAATCCAAAAGCAGCATCACGTGCTGATACTTTTCAAATAGAATATATGATTAACAAAACGGGTGACAGATGGTTCATCCCTTATAATGATAATGACACTATGGCCAACCAAGCTTCACGTTGTAACGTAATGGTTGGTAATACTACTGATGGAAGTTCTTGTGGCTCTGGTGTAGTACCATCATAATAAACATGGCGGCTCGCTTGTCGAAGCAGTAGAAGCCAACGGGATCCACGACCGTTCATTCCTAACGGAACGCATGAAAACCAATCATGGAACGGGGGTTGGTTACTAAGGAGAAGACTATGAAAGTCCAACTAAAGTATCGCGGTATCCCTTATACCAAAACTATTTAAACTTTAACAATGAAACTTATTGCACTTGCCGCTCTGGCATCCACCACAGCACTGGCGACACCTGCATCAGCCGGTATCTATGCCAACGTAGAATCCAACGGGGCTCGTGTGGGCTCGGAATATACAGGTTCTGTAACCGACGTTCACGTAGGTTATGAAACAGCTGCTGAGAATGGTTCTTCCTTCTACATTCAAGGAGGCCCAGCCATTGTAGCTGAACAAGGTATAGATTCTGACTGGCGACTATCTGGTAAAGTAGGTGGAAATTTCCAAGCTACTAATAACCTCGGAGTTTATGGTGAAGTCTCACTGCTAACTGCAGATGAAGATACTGATGATGACTCAAGTTGGGGTACCAAAGTCGGGGTTAAATATAACTTCTGATGAAGTACATAGATTCTCCATGGGCCTTAGCACTCATAATGTTTGGGTTCTTTGTGTTCGTGGAGACTCTACACATGATCGAACATAAACATTGTAGAGAATGTCCAACGTGCGAAATCACAGAAAACTACTAACCCTGTGCGGCGGAACCGTACAATAGGGTAAACAACCTATACACATTTATTATGGCCATTAATACCAATACAGTAGCAGGTACAGTAGTAGCTGCTCAGAACCAATGGAATACAAAACTCATCGTACCTAACGATGTCAGCATAGCAAGCTCCACAGACTACCAATCAATTCTTAAGTTTAGATTAGGTAAGTATGAACGTGCTATATTCCGTTGCTATCTAGATTCAGCATACGATGCAGATGGTGACCTTAAGTATAAGATCATCACTCCAACTAATACTGTATCTTACAGAGCTAGGAACATGGTATCTGAAGCACCTATCTCTGGTGCTGTAACAGAAGCTGTAACATTCGATGTAACAACTGCAGGTTCTCCTGAAGTTCAAGTCGTAGCAGCTGATGGTGCTTACTATGCATTCATTGAAGGTACTATAACCGCTGGTGATACAGCAGGTGACGTAGACCTACAAGCTGCACAGGTAACAAGCTCAGCAACAGCTACTGTTATCAAGTTCGGTACCTACTTAGAGTACCTTAAGTTCTAATTAGGGTGGGGAGCACCTCAGAGTCGGACTCCCCTCTCATTGGCATTGGCCCTTACGAGGATACCCTTTGCCGTCTAGACGGTGGGATAGACCACAAAAAATTTAGAAAAAATTTTCAATCGATTGAGAGACTGTTAACTATACAATTACTCTCGCATAATGGCTACACTAACTCAGTCAGTAGTAGGTACCCTTAATAAGGCTGCTTCTAATACTGCTGGCTCTGTCGATTACGACGTTAAATATAAAACCTATCTAAAGCTGTTCTCTGGTGAGCTTTTCAAAGCTTATGAGTCAGCAACGATAGCTAAGGGAACTGTACAAAACCGTACACTAAAGAACGGTAAGAGTTTACAGTTCATCTTCACAGGCCGTATGCAAGCTGCTTATCATACTCCAGGTGAACCCATTCTCGGATCGGGTGATCCTCCAGTAGCAGAGAAGACTATCCTATGTGATGATCTTCTCATAAGCTCAGCTTTCGTATATGATCTTGATGAAACACTTGCTCACTACTCCCTGAGAAGTGAGATCTCTAAGAAGATCGGTCATGCTTTGGCCGAAGCTTACGATAAGAAGGTATTCCGTACCATCGCAAAAGCAGCTCGTGAAGCTCATCCAATCACTGCATCACCAGGTCCAGAACCAGGTGGTTCAATTATCAAAATTGGAGCTAACAATGAGCATGATGCACAGAAGCTAGTTGATGCTTTCTTTGAAGCAGCTTCAATTCTTGATGAAAAGAACCTTCCTAAGCAAGGTAGGACTGCTGTACTTTCTCCACGTCAGTACTATGCTCTCGTATCTCAGGTTGATTCTAACATCTTGAACCGTGATTACGGTAACAACCAAGGTAACTTGAACTCTGGTGAAGGACTTGTATCTATTGCAGGTATTGACATCAAGCGTTCTAACAACTTACCTTTCAAAGCTGGTACTGTTAATTCACAGTCTGGTGAGAACAATGCTTATGACGGTGACTTCTCACAACATGCAGGTCTTATCTATCAGAAGGATGCTGCTGGAATTGTAGAAGCAATTGGTCCTCAAGTACAAACAACCGGAGCCGATATTAAGACAATGTATCAAGGCGACTTGATCGTTGGACGTTTGGCAATGGGAGCTGGTACTCTAAACCCTGCTGCTGCAATTGAAATCCAAACTGCTTGAGGTAAACTATGTCAGTTAAACCTGGAGTGGCTACAACTAGAACTCTTTCTGCTGGCCGTGGTGTCGGCGGAACTGGTTCTGAAACAAAAGCTGGCTCGACTCCTCTAGAATATGGAAGACAAGTTCAATCGGACGGTCTTACTGCTAGAGGCGACGCTTAAGTAATTTACTAATACAATATTATGGCTGCAAATCCTGCAACACAAGCTGGTAACAACGGCGTTTCAGGAGCCACAACTGGTACTGAAGCTTGGCGTAAGTCAGTGGCTATGACTCAAGGCGGAACATATTCACAATCTGCTGTAAAGTCTGTCACAAAAAACCTACGCTTTGCTTATAAAGTTCCAGACTGTGACTCACCTGGAAATCAAAGATAAACAAACTGGGGGACTTCGGTCCCCTTTTTTTATTAACATAAATTATTATTATGCCTATACCTACCACTAACGCTACCCAAGAATTACCTGCTATAAACGAAATACTAGCGTCAGTAGGTCAAGCGCCTGTAACTACGTTAGATCAAACCAACCCAGACGTTGCGATTGCTTACGATACCTTGCTACAAGTTTCAAGGGAAGTACAGGCTGAGGGATGGACTTTTAATAAAGATTTCGATGTTAAAGTGACACCCGATTCAGATGATTATATAAAAATACCTAACAACGTTTTACAAGCAAAGTTAAATCAGCATAACCATAGAGGTACTTCTGTAGTAATCAGAAGAGACCCATCAGATAATGAGAAGAAACTATACGATAGAACTGCTGATCCATCTACTTATAAATTCACCGATGCAACTTACAGATTAGATTATGTATACTATTTTGATTGGATAGATTTACCTACACCAATACAAGACTTTATAGTAGCTAGAGCTGCTGTTATAGTGTCTAGTCGTATTGTAGGAGATTCAACACAATATCAAATGTTACAACAAAAAGAAGCGTACAACAGAGCTTTAGCAATGGAGTACGAATGCAATCAAGGTGATCATTCCTTCTTTGGCCAACCACAAGGTACGAACTATCACATCAGTTATCAACCTTATAAAGCTTTAGTACGATAATGGCAGCTGTTACTCAACGAATAAATACCTATGTAGGTGGAGTATCTAAACAATCGGATATAAAAAAATTAAATGGTCAGGTTATCGAAGCTGATAATGCTTACCCAGATCCTACGTTTGGTCTAACAAAAAGACCTGGTTTAGATTTCAAAAAAGCACTCGGTACAGGTACTGACTATGCTGATGGTAAATGGTTTCACATCTTAAGAGATGATCAGGAATCTTACTTCGGTGTTATAAAAAACAAACAAATTAAAATTTGGAATACAAAAACAGGAAATGAATGTACTGTAGAAGATAGAACTACTACATTAGCGTTAAATGGATCTGACAATGGTGGCAGTGGAGTAACGACTATACGTAATGTACCTGTTACTGGTGGTAGTGGTACTGGTATGACAGTTAATGTGACTGGTAATGGAACTATAGCTACAGCGTTTACTGTATGTGCACCTGGTAAAAATTATGAGAAAAACGACGTATTAACATTAGATAAAGATAATTGGGACCCCGAAGCTGGTTCTGATGTAAAATGTAAAATAACTACTGATCCACCTGGTGAAGCAGGTACTCCTGATCATTATCTATCAAATACTGCAACATTATATCCAAAAGACTTTGATGTAATGACTGTACAGGATAGAACATATATAACTAATAAAACTAGAACAGTAGAAACACTAGCAGCACCATCATATACTGCTAAAAGTAAAGCTACTGTAAAATTAAAATCAGTAGAATATTCTAGTAAATATGTAATAAAACTAAATGGATCAGATTATACATATACTTCTAGGAACGAAGATTATTTTGAAACAGGTGGTAGTTCTACAGACATTGAAAAACTTAGTGCTGAAGAGATACTTAACAAAGATAATTCTGGTACCAATGATGGACTAGCTAGGCAGATAAATGCTGTATCAGGGTTTAGTACTACTATGAATGGTACAAGCTTTGAAATAGAAAAAGATGATGGTTCAGCCTTTACTATCTCTATTGTAAAAGGAGCAGCCAGCGGTACAGCATTAGAAATATTTCAAGAACAAGTAGATAATATATCAGTACTACCTAAAATGTCTAATCATGGTAGAATTGCAAAGATAATTAATACAGGTGCTGCAGCTGATGATTTTTATTCAGAATTTGTAGCAGATAATACTACTTATAATGTTGACGGTACAGTTAATGTAGCTGGCAGTGGTAAAGGGTTTTGGCAAGAAACTATAAGTCCTTCAGTTTCTGCAGGTTTAAAAGGAGGTACAATGCCTCATCAATTAGTAAACTCAGATGTTGATCGTTTTTATTTTGATGTTATACCTTGGACTGCACGCCTGACTGGTGATGATACAAGTAATTTACACCCTAGCTTTGTTGGAGAAAAGATTCAGCAAGCATTTTTCTATGGTAATCGTTTAGGGTTTTTAACTCAAGATAATGTTTCCATGAGTCAAGCAAGTGAATATGATAATTTTTATCATGTTTCTTCGATGACTGCTGTTCCTAATGATCCTGTAGATATAAGTTGTTCTTCTGTTAGACCAGCTGTTTTACACGGTGTAGTACCTGTTACACAAGGTTTAGTTCTATTTAGTAGGAATCAGCAATTCATTATGTCAGGTATTGATGGCATATTTACTCCTGCTGGTACATCAATTAAAGGTATCTCTTCTTATGAAATGGATACTAATATCGATCCTGTAGATGTTGGTGATAGAATAACATTTATTAGTAAGACAGAAAGTTATACTCGTATCTTTAATATGATCACTAGGGGTTTTGATGAGAACCCTACATTTTTAGATATTGGTAAAGTTATATCTGAATGGGTACCTTCTACTGTAGATCAGCTAATAGGTAACGCTCAGAACACTATTATTGCACTGCTATCTTCAACAAGTAAAGAGGTCTATTTTTATAGAACTTTTTCAGATGGTGAGAAAGATATTATGCAATCTTGGTTTAAATGGATTTTACCAGGTAATGTACAGTTTGCTTCTATTATAGATGATAAATTTAGAGTAGTTACTCATCAACAAAGTCAATATACTTATGGTGAGATTAATCTAAATATGGTACCTACTGCAGCCACATTGGTTAGTACTGTAGGATCTACAAGTAATCCTTGTGTAGATTTATTATCAGTTGCTTCTGATGTTACATATTCTTCGTCTACAGGTGATTCTAAATGTTATCTACCTTATAATGATGTAACGGATTTAACACCTATCATACTAGTAGCAAGTGTAGCTGGCACAGAGTTTGACCAAGCTGGTTTTTCTATGACACCTAGCAGAGGTAATGACGGTGCACCTTACTTCTTAGTACCTGATAAAGATTTATCTGATATTAAAGCTCAAGTTTATGTAGGTTATAGATATAACCTTGATGTCACTTTACCTAGAATATATTATAAACTACGTGGGGATGATAAAATATCAGATTTTAGTTCTACCTTAACTATAGCTAGAATGAAATTCAGCTTAGGTTTATCTGGTGTAGCAGGTTTTAAAGTTAAGAAGAAGGGATTCGATAATCCTAGTCAAGAGTTTACTGCTGATACTGGTACCACTATTACACTTACTCATAATGGAACTGAGGACGGCCCTACTTGTACTTTAACTAAAGTTAAAACAACTTCTGCAAATGGTTCAGCTAGTTCCAAAGGTTCTGATATGTTAGTCAACTTAACCTTAGCAGGTGGTGTTGTGACAGCAATGACTGTACATACTGAAGGTACTGGTTATAAAGTTGGTAATTATATTATAGTAGATAAAGATCTTGTTGGTACTAAAGATCATGTTCAAGGTACTATCGCTACTTTAGGTACTACAGTTTTTAAATATAATATAGATTTACCTGATGTTACTGACGCTGCTGTTAAATTAAATGGTAGAAAAACAACTGCATTTACTATAGCAGCTTCTACACAACCAATAACAGTTCCTGAAAAAGGTATTTTAACATTAACAGATCCGCCTGGAGCTGGTGTTAAAGTATTATTGTATGCTGACTATTGGTATGACTTACAATCTATAAAAGATTCTGATTATTATTTAGCCGATGATGTACCAATGAGTGATCAATCTATATTAATAGTTCCTATACATCAACGTAATGAGAACTTTACAGTAAGAGTTTTTAGTGACTCACCCTTTCCTGTAGCATTAAATTCAATGATGTGGGAAGGTAATTATTCACCACGTTTCTACAGGAGGACTTAAGATATGTCTGAGAAGGCTTTAGGAGCAGCAGGTATAGTACTTGGTGGTCTTGGTATGGTTTTGGGTGCTAGAGCTTCCAGTAAGGCAGCAGCAGCGCAGAACAAAGCTATAAGAGATCAGTTTAGATATGATAATCAAAACTGGCAGTATGGGAAGGAGAAACTTGAAACCGATAGAGATTTTATTCTAGAAGGTATAAACATAGCAAGAAAGAATGATATAACTTTAAAGAATTTTAAAGATACTAATAGTATTAAAAGTTATGGTGCGGCATTAAAGATAAGAAATTATCAACAGACATCTTTGAATAAACAGTACACTAAATCTAATGCTTTATTCACAGCACAGTTATCACATAATAAGATGGCTGCTACTGCAGCAAAAGAAGCTGAATATAGAAAATTAAAAGAAATAACTCAAAGTGTAGCATTCCAAAATCAAGACATGGTTCTTGAATCTCTTATGGCTGAAGGTGATGCTATTGTAAGAGGTTCTGGTAGATCTGGTGCTAAAGCTGCTCAAGCAGTAATGGCATCATTAGGAATGAATCAAGCTAAATTAGCAGAGTCATTAATTAGCGCTGAAAGGAATACAGCAGCTACTATAAGAGATATAGCTAGAGATCAGTATGGTGCTAATTTAGCAGCTTTAGCTAATAAAATGATACATCCTGGAACACTACCAACACCTGAAATACCATTAGCAACACCACTTACAGAGTACCAAGAGCCTAGAGAACTTGAGGCGTTTGATTTTGGACCTAAACCTATTAAAGGCGCTCAGGCGTCTTCTCTGGCTGGATGGGCTAATGCTATATCTGGACTAGGTAATAGTATAACTGCCTTTGCTAATTATCAATCAAATTGGAACATAGGTAGTACAGGTAATACAGGTAGTCAACATACTTCAACATATCAGAGCGGAAATTTTGCTAACCAAACTTCTGGAGCCAGTGATATACGCCTAAAAGAGAATATAGTTAAAGTTGGTAAAGCATTATCTGGCTTAAACATTTATGAATGGAGTTATAAGTCTGCACCTAATTCACGTTACCGTGGAGTCATAGCACAGGAAGTCATCAAGATATTCCCAGAAGCTGTTATTAAAGAGAAAGATGGATTCTTAAGTGTAATCTATGATTTCTTAGATGTTAACATGGAACTAATCACTTAATAATTAATTTAATGGCACGTTTACCTAAAGCAAATTTTCAGTCGTACGCGACTGGACGCAGCAATAAAGCTGTACAGATGCCATACGGATTGTTAAACAGAATTAACGAAAGAAATCAGACTGTCATACGTGGCATGAAGGAGCAAGAATCACGACGTGAATCTCTTGCAAACCGACGCATCTCAGATACATCTGAAACATTCCGTAAAGCAGAGGCTAATAGACAAGAGTTAAAACAATTAGAAGATAAAGCTGGGACTACTAGAATGGCATCTGAAGAACGTTTACTGAGAAGTAAACTAAGAAGTCATCAGCAAGAAAAAGATAACGCTACAGCATTTGCTTCAAGTATTCAGAACCTAAGTACAACTTGGGCCCAAGCTTTACTGAAGATGGGTAAAATTAAAGGTGATGAGGAAGCCTCTGAAGCTTATACTAAAGCTTGGAATGAAGGAATACCAAGAGATCGAGAGATTGTAAGAAACAACGCTGAACTACTTTTAGAAAATTCAGAAAAGATTACTGGAGATCTGGCTACACGACTTCAACAAGCTGGAGCACCTTTTTGGCTAGTTCAAAGTTTTTCAGGTTTAACCAAACCACAATCCTATGGCAAAATGAAAGCTTATTCTGAAATGGCTGCTGCTGATTGGCCAGTATTCTTTCAGAAAGGCTTAGGAGAAAGAAACCTTTCTAAAGCATCAGAGATAGATGCTATCCTACCTTCACTAAGAGATGAGTTTTTAAAAGAAAGAGGTCTATTTGGACTCAGTGCTGATTTCATGGGACCAATGTTTCAGAAAATGAAACAAAGTACTAATGCTTTATTAAACACATCTAGACTTGAGGAAGGTAAATCAAATGCTAAGGAAATTGTTGGTACTATAAGTAATTTGTTTAAACATGAGCTTAAAGAAAGAGGCTTATTCGTTGAGGATGACAATCCGTATGGAATAAGTAAGCAGTACTTGAGCAATACGTTAAACAAATTAATGATGACTATTAACCCTGATAGTTTACAACCAAATGGGTACAATAGAAATTATCACAGAACTGAAGCCATCGATCTTATATTTAATTGGATGGAAAATGTAAGTCTAGTACCTGGTGAAGATGATGAAATAAGAGATTTCCTAGAAAATCAAACTATCTTAGATGAAAACGGTAAGCCAATAAGTGACCTAACTTGGGGTTCAAAATTTATTACACGTCTAGATGAGTTAATTCAGGAAAGAGGTTCAAACAGAAGGAAAGCTCTAAACAATGAATTAACTAACGACAAACAAAAACAAAGTGATTTTGAGCAAAAAGCTGAAGAAGTCGTTAACAGTCTACCAGGAGGCTTTAATGTTCAAGTTGTAGATCACTTAATTAAACTAGCTAAAGACCAAGGTTGGAGCACAGATAAACTTCAAGCTAGGTTATACGCTCAATCTATAGATGGAATAAATGAAGCTTATTGGAATCAATACTTTGGTGACTTAGAAAGAGATGGTTTATTAACTACTGCTGAATTAACTGAACCTTGGGTATCAAGTAAAGTAGTAGCAGCGTTTCAAAATAAAGCCAAAGTTCAAGATGAACTAAATATGGCTGCTATTGGTACTAGTGATACTTTAAATAAATCATTAAGTAACTTATTAAAAGGCCTACTGAAAGTTGAAAGTACCACTGCTATATCTGATAGCAGTTTACAGCTTGCAGAATATAGAGCTTTTAGAAGGTTTAAAAGATATGTTAAGGATTTCCTTGATAAGGATGAACCTTCTACTAAAGCAGTCTCTAAGGCATGGGATAAAATACATACAGAGATAAAAGATGGTAAAAACGATCCTGGTTCTTTGTGGCATATAACATCACCACGTGACCTTCTTAAAAGGAAAAGTGGAAACGCTTATTTTACTAATTTTACTTTTGGCGAAAACGATGATAAAGAGCCTGGGAAAGTAGTACTAAATTCATATAAGTTAAAAGACAATGTAAGTGACCAGCAGATTTTAAAATGGGATAAAGAAATTATACTAAAAGATTCTTTAATTGGACTTGTCGATCATCAGGTCAATAACAACTCCATGATAAGTGTGCCAGGTACTGTTCATGATTTAGTAGCTGTATTTAATGAAGATAAACCATTAGAAAAGCAAATTACTGTTGTTGATGTACTGAATGCTCAATTAAAATTAGGTGGTTATAGTACTCAAATTAAAACAGATTGGAGGAAGGATCTTATGATTAGAGCTGGAGAACTATCTAATATGGATCCAGGGATACTTAAACTGGTACGTGAGATAAGAACACCAGAACAATTAAAAAACTTCCAACTTGTTTTAATACCTAGTAAAGAAGGATACCCTCGAAACCGTGATAATATGTCTAATAATCTATCATCTAGGTATGATGAGCTAATGAAGTTAAACATAGATCAATTGAATACAATTGCAGCAAACAATGATCCTGGAACACCGGACAGAAAGGTACCACCTACTGTAGAATTTATCGAGAGTCCTGTTACTACGGAAGAATGGCATCAGTTACAGCATTATAAAAATATATATAATGAAGATGGGACTGTTAAAGATTCTGTAGTCAATCCAGAAAAATCTAAAGAGGCTAACAAACCTCTAACTAAATCTGAAATGACATCGGACGATAGAAAAACAAACTTGACCCAATTTGCTAAACAGAAACTAGGAATATCCAAATGAATGAAGAAGAGTTAAGTGAATTACAAAAGGAGAAACTTCAAGAGATCGAGCGTCAGAACAGAATTAAACAAGGTTTTTATCCTGAAGATACTCCCACCCCTTCTTCTCAGACTCAACCTACAGAACAAGTTCAACCTATAGAAGAGACTCAACCTACAGAACAAGTTCAACCTACAGAAGAGATTCAACCTCAAGAAGAAGAAGAAGAAGGATTAGAATCTCTACCTACTCCAAAAGCTCAAGCTAAAAGGCAACTTGGTTTAGATCTACCTGGAGGTAGAACACCTATAGTATCTGATGTAGTTGATATAGCTAATATACCAGGTTACGCTCTAGCTGACTTTACATTTGATGCTATCAGCAATGCTAGTGGTATAGAAGCTTTAGAAAGGCTAGATGATAGCTGGGATGAATGGTCTAAGTTTGATAACCCTTACATACAAAAAGCTAGGGAAATGACTAGTGTCATTCTACCTACTATTATAGCTATTAAAACAGGTAATGCTCAATTAGCGAAAGCTCAATTACCTGGATTAGCACATGGATTATCTGCTATAGGAATGACTGCTGCTATAGATGGCGCAGTTATTAGTCTTAGTGATGAAGGAGAAGAGCATAATGTTTTATACTATTTAAATGAATGGTTTCCTCATCTTAATATACCAGAAGAATGGAGAACATTAGAATCAGATAGTCCTAAAGTAAGACAAGAAAAGAATAGATGGGAATCTATAGGTTTAAGTGTAGTTGCTGATATATTAGGATATGGATTAATTGCTGGTAAACCTATTATGGGTTGGTTTAAAGGTTTAGATAATACAGCTAAAACTTATAAAGCTAAATCCTTATTAGATTCTGCTGATAATGATACCTTAATGCGTATCTCTCAAATAGATGAAGCTTTGTCTTCAGGAGCTGTTGGTAAAGCTGATCAAAGTCAATTAATGCAAGAAAGGCAGACTTTATTAGAGCAATTAAATTCAGGAACTACATCTGCTACTAGAATACAACCATTAGAAGCTAGTATTCAACGTAACGGGACCACTAGAAATAATCAGACAGACGAAATTGCTTTAAGTAAAATTGAAGCTGATCCTACTTCTAGTAGGTATGATCCAGATATATATTCTAAAGTATCTTCAGAAGCTTCTACTGCACGTCAAAGTATTCCTACAGCTAATGTTGCTAGGAATATGGCTGATACTACAGCAATTAAACGAGGAACTAGTCAAGGTGACCCAGCTCCTCTTATAAGTGATCCTATGTTAAGAAAAGGATTACATGTTTCTGGTAACTCAAGACAGACTATAGTAGACTTAGCTGAACAAGCTAGAAATACAGGTAATTTTAATGCAACTGTAGATGGTTTTAGGTTTACAGCTAAAGAAATGAATGCTGCAGCTTGGGATATTTATAGAAGTATTATCAATGCTAATACTGTACAAGATGTAAGGAAATTATTCCTTAGGAATAGAGATGTTAAAAACCTTATTGATGGTACAAAAATAGATTATATAAATGATGTAAATGCACAAGCCGCTGCTTTTGCTATACGTGATCTTACTGATAAGTACCTAGGACGGGCTGTTACTTTAACTTCAGCAAGGGCTATGGATACATTAGGACGTGAAATGACTACTATATCCAATGCTTCTAAAGACTTTAGTCAGCTAATGGATAAAGATAGGATCATGACTAGTATCATGGATAAATGGTCATTCCTAACCAATGAATATGCTTTAAATAAATATATATCTGGCTGGCAGTTAAGGAATAAAGGTTGGTGGAATAATTTAACAAGATTTGATAATCCCAAAGAATTTACAGATTTACTACAAAAAGAGTTCACAGAAGCACAAAACGCACTCCATGCTAAAACTATGGACTTCCGTCAAACTCTAGAAGAATTAAGAATTAAAAATCCTTTAGCTATGAAACCTTTGGTAGATGCTTTTGCTTTATCAAATGGTGATGTAGATACTTTAATGAAACTGCAACAATGGGCTTGGAAGAAAATAACACCATTAGGTTTAATTAAAAGCCCAACAAAAGAAGGGATGAATTTATTCGCTAAAGGCCTTTGGGCCATTAGATATAATAATGTTTTGTCTGGTATATCTGCATTCCGTGCTGGATTAGGTAATACATCAGCCTTAATGTTAAGGAGTATGAACTCATTTTTAGGTCATGGTGTAGAAGCTTTATTAGGTAACAGCTTTGAACCTATAAAGAAAGCTATATATTATCAAGGCGCCATGTTTGAAACAAATAAGCGTGCCTTATATGATGCATGGGAAATTATTAAGAAAGTTAATACAGATCCTGATGCTATGGTTGATGCTTTCCGTAAGGACTTTATTATTCAAGATGATAACTCCTGGGAAGTCTTAGAGAATTTGTCTAAGTCATGGACTGAGCAAGCAGATTATGGTAAAATATTTTTCTATAGATGGGCTAAGGTTAACAGAGATATAGCAAGATGGCCTATCATGAGGTCACCATTGACTGCAATGACTGGTATTGATGCATTTACTAATACCAAAATAGCTACAGAAATATCTAGAGTTAAAGCTTATGATGAAGTATTTAAAAAGAATGGTGGTAATATAACACTTGAAGCTTTAGAAAGAGCTGAAAAACAGCATTATAAAAATATATTTAATCTAGATGGGACTGTTAAAGATTCTGTAGTTAAGACTCTAAGTGGTGGTATAGCCATGAACTTAGATGATGGTGCAGCTAAATGGATTCAACATGGAGTTGACAGATTTCCATTTCTTAAATCATTCTTTATGTTCCCCAGAACAGGTAATAATTTGGTTAAGTATGCAACATCTTATACACCTTTAATGGCTATACCTGGTCTGAGTAGGTATACAAAAATACTTTGGGCTGGTAATGATATAGAGAAAATTAAAGTAGCTTTAGCTGAACATGGTATAAAAGATTTTAATGCAGAACCAGCTGCTATGGCTATATATCAAAATCTAAGAGCTGAGTATCGGGGTAGATTAGCGTTTGCAACGTTATTATCAGGTACTTTATTTGATTATGCTTTAGGTGGTAATATACGAGGTAATGGACCACCAGGAGCGGCTGACCGTAGAAAGTTAAGAGATAACTATGGATGGAAACCAAGAACTATTAATGTAGGAGGTACTTGGTACGATTATAGTGGTATACCTGGTGTTGAAGCTGCACTTACTTTAGTAGGTGATGCAGCTTATTATGCAAGTGATATAGGTTCTTCTATTATGGAAGATCTGACTTATAAACTAGCATGGACTTTTACAGCAACTTTCTTAGATCAAACAGCTTTATCTGGTATTGATCCAATATTAAAAGCATTAACTGGTGATGAAACTGCATTGAGAAGAATAGCAGCAAATGAAGTTAGAGGTTTGATACCTGCTTCAGGTGCATTAGGAGTTGTTTCTCAAGCTATAACTACTAGTCAAAAATCTATTCATAATGATTTCTTAGGTTATATTAAAAATAGAATACCAATAGCATCTAGTACATTACCTGAACAAAGAGATTTCTGGACTGGAAAGCCTATTAATGAGATCGATAATCCAATACTTAGAGGTCTAAACGCTCTAAGTCCTGTTAAAGTCAGTGACGGTGAGGAACCTTTTAGAAAGTATTTAAGAGAACTCGGATTCCCTGGTGTCGCTATGCTTCTTAGTGACTCTACTGGTTCAAGAGAGTATACACCTGAAGAACGTGATCTTCTTTATCAATATATAGGTGAATTACAACCTTATCTAGAGGTACAGGAATTAATGAAAAGTAAAAGGTATAATAACGAAATAGGTCAAATACGTACTTTAAGAGCTCAAGGTCATGATGCAGATAAGATTAAATTAGAACAGAGTAAGTTACCTGTATATAAAGAGATAAGAAGAATAATAAAAAGGGCTCAGATTCTAGCTGAACAAAGACTTAGAGCAGAGCAACCTGATATATGGGGTGGTATAGATTCGAAGAAAGTTATAGATAATTATTTAGAACAAGGTAGAGTTGAAGATGCCAATAAGGTATCAGAACAACAAAAGCTTAAGACAATCCTTCAATTAAGAAAGTAAAAGCATGGCTACTTACAACATAATAACTCAAACGGATGCATCTAATAAGTTGTTTCCGTTCACATTTCCATATTTAAAAGAAACTGATGTAAAAGTAGGTATTCAACTTAGCAGTGAAACTTCCTATACTACTCAGTCTACAAGTGCATATACATTTGCCAATGCTACTACAATAGAAATTACCTCAGCTCCAGCAGCTAGCGCAAAGATCAAAATTTTTAGAGATACAGCTAATGAAACTCTAAGATCTACTTTCTACCCTGGCTCTGCTCTACGTGCAGCAGACCTAAACGATAACTATACACAAGTTCATTATGTTTCTCAAGAGACAGAAGGAACTGCAAATGACGCTGATACTACAGCAACTGCTGCTAAGCTTGCTACAGATCGTCTTGTTGCAACTACTGCAGATGGTGGCTCTACTTGGACATTAACAGGTGGTAACACTGATGCCAGTACAGACCCTAAAGGGGTTAAGTATTCGGTAACTACAGCTGAGACTGCTTTAAGTAACTCACGGAAATCTGATGGTTCAGGCGGTTATACAAGTGCTATAAGTGTAGCAGATGCTGCTAAAGATACTGCCGATACTACTGCTGCAGCGGTGGCTGATGCTGTAATATATACACCAAAAGATGATTTCGCAGCTTTAAAAGGTTTTACACCTACTGGTGATGGTTACTATGAATTAACGAATTCAACTAGCCTGGTTAATGGAGATTGGACTTTTGGTGATCCTGCGCTAACATACACATTTAAGGGTAAACCAGATGATTTTACAGGTGCAGCTGGTTTAACTGTAAGAATGACTTATGATCATACAGGTGGTTCATATGATGGTTCATCATATGAGAAATTATTTACTTGGAAAAGTTACTTTGCTAATGATCCAGAAGATCGATATAGTACAAAAACATCTCCTACATTTACAACAGGTATAACACTAGAAGATTCAGCACCTGTTAAATTCCAAGATAGTCATTCTAATGAATATACTGTAGGAATTAAAGCACCAGCTGCTGTAACAACAAGTTATACACTTACACTCCCAGCAGGTGTAGGAGAATCAGGAAAAGTTCTTAAGACTTCAGATGCTGCTGGAGCACTTACATGGGGTGATGATACTGATACTGATACTGATACTACATATGGTATTTCTTGTGCTGATGGGGATAGTACATCTGAAGAGAAGATTAGACTTACAGCTGGAGGAAGTGGTAGCGGTACAGATGATATTGTATTAGCAGCTAGTACAGGTTTATCAATTACTAGAGATGTTGATAAGATTACCTTTGCTAATACTGTATCTGATACTAATACAACTTATACTGTCTCCTGTGTTGATGGGGATAGTACATCTGAAGAGAAAATTAGACTTTCAGCTGGAGGAAGTGGTAG